GGAAGCTCAGCTTGACGTTTGATTGCGAGAGGTTGGTAGATACCCCCATCCGTTTCATATCCCAGATGTCTTTCTCGCGATTAGGGCGAAGATCATAGGCCTGTCTGAGCAGGATACAAGCCTGCCGCAGTGTGCTGACGAAGCTGCTATCCCGGCAGGTGACACGAGGACGCTGCTCTCCATCCATGCGGATCGTCCTTCCCGTTTTGTATTGTCCCAGCGTGGTCAGATAGGCTCGATAGAGATCCCGCCACTCATGGAATTCCTTCTCCATGAGGGACGAAGGCGGGGTCGGCATGCTGTTCAACCAGTGGACAATACGGTGAACGCGGGAAATCTCCTGCGTGCTCCGCCATTCGCCACTGGAGAACTTCTTCCAGCACAGGTATTTCAGCTCTCCGTTGAGAGCCGTAGACGTGCACCGGAAACGCAGGCGGCGCTGTCTCGCACTGGGCGACAAGTCCTTCACGGGGCTGTGGTGCATGTCCCATAAGTCGTCCGCCCAGAAGCCCTTTAGTTCAGTGAGGAGCTTGACCTGAGTTGCGCGATTCCAGACCTCATTTGTGCTCATCGCGCCCTCTCCTTTTGATATCGCTCGAACATTTCGCCCATGTCTTCCGTAGACAAGTGGGCGTAGGTGCTTATGGTTGTTTGAAGATGCGCGTGGCCTAGCCGCCGTTGCACATAAGCTGCATCCCATCCAGCCCGCAGGAGATCGGTTGCATGCGTGTGGCGGAACATATGCGGCGTGGCCTGCAGCCCGGTCCTCTTCGAGAGTTGGCGGAACAGATCGATAGCCGTGGCATACCGCATCGGGGCACCGACTTGGCCGCCCCACCAGTTCACGAAGACATAGTCGTGCGAGACCTCTCCATACTCATGAACCAGATAGTCTGCGTAGAGCGCCATCGCCTGATTCGAGACATGCACCACATACGGCGAGCGCGACTTCGCAAGAGCGCCGTTGCTGTTCGCGCGAGGCACGATATCGATCGCGCCGTCATACGACCGAATGTCCGCATGACGAAGACCCAGAGCTTGTCCGATCCGCATCCCGCTCTCGTGCAGCAGACACAAAAGAAATCGATCCCGCAGACGTGTGCAGGAGTCGAGTAAAGATTGAACCTCGGAAGGTGAGAAGACGCGGGGCAAGTGCTTGATCGATTTAACCCGGACCACAGCATGTCGCAACGATTGTGTTCGGCTGATATGGTGCAGGAAGGGCTTGTAAGGACTATTCGCGCCGAAGCGACGGGAGCGGCTAATCGCCGTCTCCACTCCAAGTCTGTCCTGATACTCGTAGAACGAACTGATAGCCGCCAGGATCAGATTGATTGTGGCGTCGGAACGATGTCCGCCGCCAGCCCGCGTGGTATGTCGCACCCAGCTCACGAACTCCGCGAGTTGGGGCAACCGTAGATTTCGCCAGTCATGCTGAAGCTCGAGCAGAAAACCCCAGAATGCCTGCAAATGATGCGCATACGCTCTGACCGTGTTCGGCGATCTCCCGAGACGATGGAGATAAATGAGGTACTCGTTCACTACTCCGACTGGGATATGCTCCCCGTCGATGACGATCCAACTCAGACGTCCCGTATCCGGGACCCTGATTTTCTGCACTCTGACCACGTCCTGCCTCCAGAGCCAGGCACGAGCCAGCATGGGCGCAGTTCGCTACGCTCACCGCGCCCATGCTGGCTGATCTACGTCATAGATGACTACAGATAAAGATTCCACCACGTTCAAGAATTCAGCGTCTTGGACGTCATTGAGAGCTTCTGAGGGACTAAAGATAAATCGAGAATTTGCAAAGGCGGGACGTTCACCCGCTGGAGGAGGCGCAGGGATTCAAAGCGCTGCTCAACTTGGAAGACCCGAAATACAGCGTCGAGCAGATCGCCGCGAAAGTCGGGAAGAGCTCTGCATACTGCGCCGCCAGAGTTCGTCTGACGGAACTTGCCGCGCCAGTAGTCGAGGCGTTCTATGCCGAGGAAATCGGTGTAGGGCATGCTCTGCTGCTCGCCCGATTGCAGCCTGCGCAACAGGAACAGGCGCTCGCCAATTGCTTTCGCGAGGAGTGGAATGGAGCCGGAGCAAAAGCCAAGCGCATTTTGCTTCCTGTGCGTCACCTGCAAAAGTGGATTGAGCATAACGTACTTTTGCTCTTGAAACAGGCGCCTTTCAACAAACGCGACCCGCAACTTGTTCCCGCCGCCGGAAGTTGCGTCGAGTGCCCCAAGCGCACCGGACACAACAAACTGCTCTTCGCCGATTTGAGCGGCAATTCTGACGCTTGTACCGATCCGAATTGCTACGCCTCCAAGCTGGACGCGCACGTAAAGGCCAAGGTTGCTGCCAAACCGGAGCTTATCCAGATCAGTACGGCATACAAGCGGCAGCCGGAAGGCGAGAAGGCCATCCCACGCAACAAGTACGTCGAAATCAGGGAGGAGAAGCCGGACACGCCGGAGAAGGCGAAGTGGCCGGAGTTCAAGACGTGCAAGTACACCACCGAGGCCATCGTCTCAGAGGGTATCGAGAAGGGCGAACTGCGGAAGGTTTGCACGGAGCCGACTTGCCCGGTTCACCATCCCAAAAAGCAAACACAGAGGGCCGAAGCCAGCTTCAAAGCCGAGCAGGAGAAGCGCCGCCGCGAGGAAGCATTGGCGAATGTTACCGGAATCCGAGTCCTGCAATCCATCGTGGCCGCAGTTCCCGTCCGGCTCATGAAGCGCGACCTTCTGTTTGTGGTCGAGCGGCTGGCCGCGACGCTGGACGACAAGCGGCTGGCAATCATAATCCGGCAGTATGGCATCGGCAACGCGAAAGAGGCTGACGCTCCGGCCAAGCTGCTGACGGCTCTCCTCCGCAAGGCCGAGGAAAGCGAACTTGGACGCCTACTCGTAGAGATGGTCATTCTCCAGTCCACCCAGTCGCAGACCGAATCGGCGAAGGTACTCCGCACTGCCGCGGAGGTCTACAAGGTGGACATCGAAGCCATCACTTCGAAAGTGAAGCAGGAGTTCGCCGCGAAGGAGAAAGCGAAGGCGGCAAAGAAAGCCGCGCCAAAACCACACACCAAACCTGCCAAGAAGTCCATTGCAGCCTAACGCCAACAACAATTCATGACGGAGCCTGTCTCACAGGCTCTGTCTACCTTGCAGTACGTTAATGAGGGGTGCGATGAAAGTTAGGACGTTGGCTCCAAACCTTCAAAGTGAAGCTCACTATATCCACCTAGCAGCGATTGGTGCGCCATCGCTGGACATCCCCGTTCAGTTCGCCGATGAAGCATCTAGGATCTTCTCCGTCTATCGCGACAAGTACAAATTTGGCGCCTCTGAGATGAAAGCTAGGTGTGGGAATATCTACAACTCCCGGAATCATCGAGTGGGTCGAATCTCCTACAATGGTCGAATCTGGGACGCAAACGACAATCTCATAGAGTGAACGCTGCCCGTCCGCCCTGCTCCTGGCCATCCAGCAGGGGGAGCGCGCTTGTCTCGCCTGACGGGCTTGGGCTGTCGCCGCAGCGAACATCAGAATATGCGAAATCAACTACAGAATAGTTGAAAAGTCATTGCCGGCCGACGACTGTCCCGACGTCCAATAGCATACGTGGATTTCACCACGAAATTCTTTCAGTGGGCCTGGACTCATCGAAGCAGACCTGGGATAATTATTCCAGCAGAGGTTATATATGCCGCGTCAGGAAGTATTTTTTGAACAGCAAGCGGGTAATCGGCGTGTGGAGGTCCTGAAAACCTACGACAGGACGTATGCTCGCGAGGTTTTCAGCGGAATCGATACCGAAGCACGCGAGGCTCTTGCCGCGGCGCTTGAACTTGAGAAGAACTATGAGCCAGCGGATATCCCGAACCCTGATGGAATCGACTATGACGACTTCCTCTGGGATGAACTGCTTGAGGCCGCCCGAGAAGACGTTCGCAATGACCCCAATCTCTATTCATTCTTCGTCGTCACAGAAGCAAAGTCAGGTCACTCTCAAGATTTGTACGTTTCGCCTGACTGGCCGAGCGCCGAGGCCTATGCAAAGAAGCTCGTCGTCGCCATCGACTAAGGGGGTGCGGCAATGTATGCGTTAGCAAAAACAAACCAGCTTGAGCAGGAAGTCACCACCGAACGCGAAGTGATCGGGGCGCAGTATTTCGAGTGCCCGTACATTGAGTGCGGCGCGGTGTTTTCGTACTGCCGCGTATCGTGTGGCCGATTTGTGCAACCGGAATTCTGCCCTAATTGTGGCGGGCCGATGAAAGATTACGATTTATCGGACGGGCGGCAGCTTCGAGGTCAGCAGCGCCAGCATCTCCTGGGCTGACCGCAACTGACATTCCCACATCACTAAAACGCGCCAGCCCGCAGCCTCCAGAGCCAGCACATTCCGGGCGTCCCGTTCTGTTGTGCCGCGCCGCTTTTCTTTCCAGAACTCGGGCCGGGTTTTCGGCGTGACCATTCCCCACCGGCAATCGTGGGAGTGCCAGAAGCAACCGTGAACGAAAATCACCGTTCGATATTTCGACAGGACAATATCAGGTTTTCCCGGCAGGTCTTTTCTGTGAAGTCGGTATCTGTACCCGAGGGCGTGAAGGATCGAGCGAACCCGAATCTCGGGTTTTGTATTCCTTCCTTTTATCGCAGCCATATTTCGGCTGCGCTGTTCGGGACTATGAACGTCTGCCACCATCAGGCCGCCCCGGCGCGGCCTGATCGTTCTTTGACCATCGCAGTAAAGTCGGCCACGGTGAGCAATATTAGTCGCTGCGCAGCTGTGAATGTCTCGTGAAGGCCGCGCGGAATAACCAGTTGCAGTTTGTGCTCCGTCATCTGGTCTGTTTGGTGGCTGCTGATAGCAGCTTCGAATGTCAGCAGGTGTTTATGTTCAATGCGCTTTGCTTCCGCCAGGACCTGACGCCAGCGATCCTTGCAGGTGGTTTTGGCCCCCAGCATCGTAAGAAGGGCGGCGTCGTAAGTTGCGTCCCTGTACTCCTTCGATCCGGGGAAAAGGAAGTCCGGCTTGGCTTTCCCCTCGGTTGGAACCCCGCGCTCATAGCGCACGTTATTTGAATCAAAGATCACCTGCAGATGATTTTCTAGCGCGTGACCCGAGCGGCTTTTGCGCCGATTTTGGACAGCGAGGGAGAAAGCAAGGAAACCGACAACGTCGTCGGCAAAGCCCTTTTGCAGTCGATCACCCAAAAGGTGCTTCTCCAAGGTGCGGAAGAGGATCTCCTCGCGCTCCATCCAACCCAATAGAGCACCGTCCGGATCAACGACCGGATCGAGCTCTGGTACGGTTGAACGCGCGTAACGAGAAAATACATCTGTGGTCGGCAGATTGCCGCCGAACTTTTCGAGCATGATCTCGAGGTAGTTCTGAGCAGTCGCAGGAGTGTCCGGCTCAATGCCAAGTTGTTCCAAGATGAAGGAAGACGCGAACTGAATCCGATCCTGTTCTGTCTCCAGTTCTTCACGTATGGAGAAGCCGGTGTGCTGAAGTTGGACGCTAAATAGCCATTGCACCTGATTGGCTATGGTCGATCCACCCTGCGCAATCACCACAAGAACTGAATTGTCAGGACGACGGCCCACCACCAATAGGTCACCCTCCGCCGCGCAGATAGATACCTGGTTTGTGGGGAAATAGAAGCGATGTTCAGAGCGGGTTTTGTGCTTCAACCGCGCATCGTACCAGGTCAAGGTGCCCTTTGCCACTACTGGCTCGTCATCCCCGTCGCTGAGATAGATATATAAGGCGTCGAAGCGATGTTTTTCGGTAGCTTTGCCAAAGACTTTAAAGAGTCCTTTGTCACCGTTAAATTCGTGCTGGTGGCTGCGGGCCGCATCTGCTTCCACGGCGCTCAATATCTTCATTGCAACGCCGGTAAAATACTTCGAGAGGTAACCAGCCTTCATCGCTTCCGAACCTCAGGCAAATTGCAGCGGTAGTTCTCTGACCCCGATTTCATCCTGCAGTGTAATCGCGCGAACGTGGGGCTCCATGATTCGGGCAATTTCCGCAATCACCGGGACAATGACACTATTTCCGAACTGTTTGTATGCCTGAGTGTCAGAAACAGGGATAGTGAATGTGTCTGGGTAACCCATGAGACGAGCGCACTCCCTTGGGGTCAGCCGACGCGGCGCCTTTTTCGGCCCACGGCTGACGAGGATTTCCGAGCCATCTTTGTAGTACCGGGCCGACAATGTACGGGCCACGGAATCGGGAGTGACAAGTCCAAACCCAAAGCCATTGCCGGCTTTGCGGTGTTTCTCTGCGTAGGCCTGAAGATACTTCCAAAGATGTTCAGTTAACACATACTTTGAATGAACTTTGCCAAGATCCCCGGTCGTGAACGGTGCCTGGTGTGGGATCTCAGTGCCGTCTTCGGGATGGAGAATTGACTTTAGCTTGGGGCCGACAACGGGGCAGCGGAAATCTTCAAACGTAAAGCTGGTTGACTCACGAAAACCAACAATCAAGATGCGCTCCCGATGCTGCGGAACGAAACTCTGCCCGTCGATTACCTTGGAATGGATGTGATATCCAAGCTCCCTGGAGAGCGTTTCCTTGATGACTTTGAAAGTGTTGCCACCGTCGTGACTAATGAGATTCTTGACGTTCTCCAGTAGGAACGCCTTTGGGCGCTTCGCCGCAATAATCCTGGCCACGTCGAAGAAGAGGGTACCCTGCGTGGTGCATTCGAACCCGTGCGGTCTGCCGAGAGCGTTCTTTTTACTCACACCAGCAATGGAAAAAGGCTGGCATGGGAAACCCGCGAGGAGCACATCATGATCAGGGATCTCCTCCACGTCGTAAGGAACAATATCGCCAGCGATCTCATCGTTTCCAAAGTTCGCCTTATAGGTCTTCTGCGACCATTCGTTCCACTCGCTTGTGAAGAGACACCGCCCACCAGCCTGCTCAAAACCGACCCTCATTCCGCCAATTCCCGCGAACAAATCTATAAAAGTGAACTTTGCTTCTGCGGGCTCCAGCCGCGGGGCAGAACGCAAGATGTCACGAAGTGCGGCCTCAAGGATCCCGGGGCATTCGACTCGCCGGTTCTCCCATCGGGAAATTGTCTTGGGAGCGACCTGAAGTTTTGAAGCTAAATCCTTTTGAGTTAAAACTTTACGGACCTTTAGAAGCAAGGCCAAGGGGGCGGTTGGGCTCAACGCTTGTTCGCTAGGCATCTCAGTGGACATTTTGTCTCAGAAAGCTCCCATCTGTCCAATCATTTAATTGAAATGTCCCCATTCCCCACCTTTCTGCGTGCTTTGGGGGCCGGTCCTTCGAACGCGAACCAGCAGAACGAACAGGTCCAATTCATTCTGCAGCACCTCGTCCTCCACGCTCCAGCCTCGCGCGTTATAACAGTCTTAGAATGTGCGACTCGACTAAAGGAGATACACCGCGCGGAGATTCTCAAGCTGAAAACGAAGCGACCGCCATCAATCTTGACGAGTACGAAATTCAGTGGGCAAAATCGGTGGGGTACCACAGGCACCAAGAATCCGAACGTCGCGGCCTCAAACAAAGCGATGGCAGCCAGGATCAGAATGCACTCAGAAACCATCAGCAGGGAGCGGCTGCGGAACTTGCATTAACCAAGTTTCTGAAGATACCCTGGAACGCAACGGTGAATACTTACAATGGCTTTCCAGACTTGGACGGGTACCTTGAATGTCGTTCTAAACAAGAGCGGCAGCAATACTTGAGACTCCATCCGAAAAGAGACACGGACAAGGGGGCTGCGGTATTTGTCTCCGTGACTTGCACTGATAGTGGACTCAAAACATTTCGGATTGATGGTTGGATACTTGGCTCAGTCGCGATGCAGCCGAAATACCTCAAGACAAATCGCTGGGGGAAGACCGAATGGGAGCCGCCACTCTCTGACCTGCAACCACCCGCGACTCTAAAGAAGGAGCTTGATGATCGGCTTCGAGTCGTGAACACAGGGCGAGATAAGATGCGTGAATGGGTGCGGGCGACGTTTCAAAAAGAAGCGGATCGTCCGTAAGGGAAGAGGCATAGAAAAGGAAAGCGGGAATTACTCGCGAGGAAGCTCAGTTTGGGCAAGTATCCTCCGAAGTTCATCAACTGGAATTGGGGGATCCTGTCTATGAACCATACGGTGGCAGTTTGAACAAAGAGGAACCAAATCGACCATCGGATCAATTGCGACGGGGCCGCCCAGATCAGATACGGGCGTAATGTGGTGTATTTCGATGAACCCGTCGCCAATGATCCCGTAGACCTTTGCAAAATCAAAGCCACACGCCTTACATTTCGCGCCATGCAATGCAATGGCCGCGGCCCTGTTGACAGGACTTCTCTCATACCGTGTGACCTCGTGCCGGGTCGCCATGCCTTCAAGTACGCTCCCGCGGGGCTCAGCAATGTCCGAAACCACGGACTCAGAATTGAGCAAAGATAGAACCAACGACAGACATGCCGTAGTGACTTCCTCTGCGTCTACCTGAGAGGCGTCGTGATTTGTCAATCGAAGACAGGAAAGTGAAAAGCTTCGCCACTCTCCGGGGGGTAAGGGACCGAAGTCTACAGTGTTTCCGTCAATCTTAAAGGTCGACTTCACGCCTCGCAACTTGAATGCAGAAGCGACGAGAAAACACGAATTGCGTTGCAGTTCCGAAGAAGTACAAATGCTCTTGACTAGCTGGCTCGCAAACGGGTCCGGCGAGAAGCGGGCTTCCAGCGATCTCCATGTTGAGGAAATGGAGATCCCGAATCCATTCGGCGGCTCGATATCGACAACGCGGATAGAAGGCGTAGCCGACAGTTCGGGCTCGCCTTCTGGGACGAGATTCAGCGAGAAGGCGGAAGTAAGCCGTCGTGCAAGTTTTGGGCCGTCGATCATTCTTCAGTTGGCTCCGGCATGTCTTCTACCAGGTTTCTCAACAAGCGAGACACTTCAAAGCGCATCTCTTCAAACTTCCGCTTCGTATCGTCGCTGATGCAGCCAAGCTCTGCGGCGCAGAGCGCCCAAAGAAGAGAATCCAAACCCTGAATGGTAACGCTAGATGACCGGTTTGGAAGATAGACCTTGGTGTAATACGGATGACTTGTGCTGATCTGAACTCCTTGGTTGGCGGCGATGTACGCTGGTTCAAACAGAACGCCATTCATCAAATCAGGCACAGTCTTAACGTGCACCTCGCCCGGCTTTTCCTGCTCCAGGATTTTCAACTTGAGAGTTGTGCGCCCTCCCTTGTTTGTAATAGTCGCCTCACCTGTCGTCTTGTTGACCTCTTCGAGTTTGGCGGTTTTGAGCGCATCTGCCTTATTGTGAATGGCCGCATTTGAGGCTCCGTGCAAGAGTGCTCCGACGCCGGCCGCCATCGCGTTTTGTCCTTTTCTGGATCGAGCCTCAGCTTCGCGTCGCGGG